GTCTCTCAGGAAACTTAGGCCCAACTGGGCCGGGAACCTGTTTTGTCTAGTTTGCTAGACCTGGGAGAACTGCCAGAAGGGCAGCTCTCTGGAGCGGAACGGTAAGATCTCGTAATGAGACAACCTTACTCGGGAATGCTCCTTAACCAGTGATAGTGATTGGATGAACGGTTCCTGACTAGCTATTGCCAATAACGGCAAGAGTCAGGGGTGGTACCTTTTAGTCTGTAGTCCCCTTAATTGGGAACAGCTAAAATGGTCTCTGCTTTGCTTCCGATACTTCTTTTCCTGGGACCTTCAATCTGAGATTAGGTTCTTAGATTGCTGACTATTCGGGTTTATTTACCTTATAGCCGGGATCTGTTATTTTGTAACAGATGGCGGGACACGAGGGAATAAGGGGTATCTTCGGCTTTAATCATATATGAAATGAAATCAACTCAATTCTTTTCAAAATTGCGTCTCTTTAATTCCGTATATGAAGCAGGGGCTATGATTTCACTCAAGAATCCTAAACAGTTCTTGTTGGTTCTTGCTGAGATTGGATGGAGAGTAATTTCTCTCTCAACCTTATCAGGAACAAAAGTTACCTCTCGTGTTCGACTCTTACACAATTTTGGTAAGTATCTGATTCGAATGAATCAGAAACACGGAAGCCTTTATGTAGTGAAATACTTGAAGGCATGCCAAATAGCAATTCAAAGGAAAGTTTCAGGTCTTCCATTCAAATCTCTAAGAGAGATTGAACCGGACTACCCGCTTCCTAGATTGTCTAAGTCTGGGCTTCCTGTTATTATTAAGTTGGCGGATCGCCGGGCAATTTGCGTTAGTGGAGTCAATACAATAAGATTATACTTATCTATATTTGGTCTCTATCGTATAATTTCAGCTCCGGTGAGGGCAAAACTTAATACTATAACAGATGGATTTAGTGGTGACACAAAATTCATGGTTAGTGTTGCAGAATGATCGGATACATTTATCCGTCTTCTGCCGCATATCCCACGGGATTCTGTTTCCGCCTTTTCTCTCCTTCCGTTACTGAAATCAAGTCCTTCAAGTAAGGTTTCTTGAACAGGTTTTGTGAGGGATGCGTGGACAATTCATAGATTAAATTTTATGTCTATGTTCGAAGCGTATGCTAGAGAGAGTAACTCGATGTTTCTCCTTGATCAGTTGCGTGCTTTAACCAATGGGTTGGTAAAGTATACTTCTGAAGAAGGGAACTCGGTTTACCAGTATCTACAAGAGCAAGGTGATGGAAAGAGACAAACCCAAGTCCTAGGGCAGTTACAATTTAAAGAGGAAGCGGCAGGTAAGTTGCGTGTCTTCGCCATGGTTGATGTATGGACCCAGAGTTTTCTGGCCCCTCTACATTCATACCTTGGAAAGATTCTCGCATCACTGCCTAACGATGGTACTTACGATCAGTCTGCCTCGTTCCGTAGGTGTTTAGAGAAATCTAAAACTGCGGGATTGGCATATAGTTATGATTTATCATCAGCTACTGATCGGCTTCCTTGTTATATACAGGAAGTTCTCTTGAACAGCCTGTTTTCCAATAAATTGGGTAGTACATGGGCCCAGCTGCTAACAAACCGGGAATACTTACTGCCTCCTAAGGCAGAAGAGTACGGGATTTACTTGAATAAAGTAAAATATGCGGTTGGTCAACCTATGGGGGCCTTGTCTTCTTGGAACATGCTGGCGATTACTCATCACCTTCTATTACAATTATCAGCTAGTTTATGTTATAAATCTAGCTCTAAATGGAACGAAGAGTATGAGATATTGGGAGATGATCTAGTTATCTTCAATAGTGGTATTGCAGAGCAATACTTGAAACTATGTGACTTACTAGGAATATCTATTAATCTTTCGAAATCTTTAATTTCGGAAAATAGGCCCGTATTCGAATTTGCTAAGCGTTTTGGAGTTAATTCTTCAGATGCTTCCGCAATATCTTGAAAACAACTGTTTTCACAGAATAGTTTACGGGGTCGGATAGCTATTGCCCAATTCATGATGGAAAAGGCAATTAGCAGTAAACCGATGGGGATGTTTTGGTTGGCTGTGAGAGGTTTACCTTGATCGAAACCTAACCTAGCGCCTAGTTGGTTTACTAAGGTATCCATGATCTCTATTTTAGCTTCTTTGGTTAAGCAACGTAAGTTGTCTAGTCAATGGTTAATTAGAGCTTTTATGGATCCCATGAATCCGACAAGTTCCTTTGGAAAGTTGATAGATGTGGTACCCCAAGAACACCTGATAAGTGTGATTTCTTATTATTATAAGAATCGGGCAATGCCGCCTATCATGCCCAATGTACCAGATAAGTATGGTAACTATTGGAATGTATTCAGACCTTATTACGAGGCAATTGTCATCGAGAAGATTAACAATCTTTTCCGTACTATCGACTCTGATACATTCATTGACAACCAAGTCAATGCATGGTTAGATACTATTATTCTCCCCACTTATAGGAAGAATCTAGATCCGGGGCTGCTCTTTGCTATTGCGACAGTACTGCATACTATGCTAAATAAGTACCTCCTCAAAGTGGATACAATGAGAAAGGACTTAGACGTCGGGTTCCGAGGTCTAGATGCCATGTTGGCATTCGTAGACGAGTTTGAGGGAGCTCTAGCTATGCTAGATCTTCCAAAAGCTTCGGTCGAAAGAAAGGTAAAGATCAATAGTGATATTGTGATACTGGACTTTATAGATAAAGCCCATCGTAAGCATATGGAGCAGTTACTGTTCCAAATACGTAAGAAGGCTATATTCTCTAATTCCGGACGTAAACCTAGATCTTCGGG